CTGGTTCCCAAAAAGCGGTAACACGTTTCGCATTCTTTCGGTGCTGGTAGGCGCTCCCTCGTTTCGCGTTGCAAGGCCGGCAGGATGCGACAAGGTTGGTGCGTTCGTATGGATCACCGCCGGCGTCGAGCTCGAGCAAGTGATCTGCTTGCGTTGCCTTGCCTCCGCACCAGTGGCAGCGGTAGCCCTCCTCTTTGAGCACCTGGACTCTGAGCTTCTTCCAGCGTGCCGTGTTGTAGACCTTGTTCGTTTCCTTACTCATCCACCCATGCTCCCGTGTGCCGGCCGGTGATGGCCTCGCGTTCCCTCTGTGTCATCCCTCCCCATACGCCGTGGAGGGTGACACGGCTGGACAGCTCGAGGGCTTCTGCTTTGCATTGTTCGAGCACTGGGCACTCGGCGCATATGGCGAGTGCTCGCTTGGCTGATCCGTTGCGTGGGAAGTAGAGGTGAGTCATGCCGTAACATGCTGCCTCTGCTTCCCATCTCACTTCGCTAGCTGTGCTCGGAGCTCTCGCATACGGGCCAGTGCGCTCTTCGTGGCGATGGCGTCACCATTGCACTCGAAGCATGGGTCTACGTCATCGTCGGGTGCATGGCCGGCGAAGTAGCCGACGCCGTTGCATGCTGGGCAGAGCTGTGGCCTGTCTCGCCATATGGGGGAGCGTTCGACCATTTTGCCGTGGTCGCATTTGCATGGCTGGCTGCATTCGTACATGACGCCTCGGGCCTCGAAGGCGTCGGCTTCGATCCAGCCTGTGTTGTTGCACCATGAGCAGTCGCCGAGGTCGCCTACGCCGGCGTGCTTACGGAGCTCGTCCTCGAGTTGATACAGGTTGGGCCATTTGGCGTGGCCGGCGTTGAGCCAGGAGCGCCATGCTGCTCGGGCTACGTCTTGGCTGACAAGTTCGAGGCGTTTGATCCATTGGTCTTTGGTGTAGTCGTCGCCTCGGAAGGGTGGCGTGGAGGGTTTCATGCGGACCGTCCAAGCGTCGAGGAGTGAGCGGGCTTCGTTGATTTGCATGTCAGCGCTCTCCTCCTCCGCTCGGCTCCTGGAGGGCCGGCGTCGTCGTCGCTGTGGGGTGAGTGGTGGGGGAGTCTACTAGGTTTGTCAAGTGGCTGCCTTTTCCGCTTGGGTGTTGGCTCATAGCCTGTTCACGTTTGTCGCTAACGCAGTTCATGAAATGGCCGGCGGCTTCAAGTTTGTCGATGCTGCTGAGGTAGTTGCGGATGCCGTCAAGGTGTTCCATGTCGGGGTAGTTGATGGTGAGCCATCGGCAGTGCAGCTCAAGGGCTTCGAGGGCGCCAATTAGGGACGCCATGCCTAACCTGCTTGTGGGTAGTTCACGGGTTGTCATTTGTTACCTCCTGGGTTGTTACGAAGCCGGCGCAACACGGCCGGCCAGTCTGTGGGGCGCCATACATGGACCTCGGCGCCGGCGAACTCGAGCAAGTCGATCCAGTGCTCTTGCTTGGTGGATAGCCGGCCTTTCTGGCTCTTCAGCTCGGCGAACACTAGGCCGCGGGTCTTGTGAACCAGTACGAGATCTGGGAAGCCGGCGAGCCCTTGTAGCGGGGTCGCCCACTTGCCGGCCTGCGTCAATGCTGGGCGCGAGTGGTAGTAGATCCATCCGAACCAGTCGGCGGTCTCGGTGACCATCTTCTGCCAGTCCTTCTCGGACATGTGCGAGTTGAGCTGCGTGTGGAATGTCATGCTGGCGATCCAGCCTTGAGGCGGTCTATCTCGGATCTGCACAGGTCGAAGTCTTCCAGTGCAGCAGGGTCTACGTCGCAGCCCCGTTCTTCGCACAGCTTGCGATAGAAGCCGGCCATCTTGTCTGTGGGCTGTGAGCGTCGTCCTGTGTTCTGTGGTGCCACGGTGCGGATCGGCTCGTTACGGGGCTCCTGTGGCCTTCTAGAGCCCGCTACGGCCTTTGTCATCTCTTCTCGTGACGGCCGGCGCTCTGGGTTGGAGCCTGCGAGGCCGGCGTTGGCGAGGGCACGGCCGACGGCGCTGGTTTCGGCGACCTCGAACCAGTTGGTCGAGGTAGGTCCGCGTCCGCTGCGGTAATCCTCGGCGTGACCGACCGCGACCAGTACGTCGTCTTCCCACAGCTCGCACTTGAAGACGGCAACGTCGTCGGTGCGGTGCAGGAGCTCGGTGATGACTCGGCCGGTCACTTCTCGAGCTCCGCACTGGTTCAGCCAACGCTCTAGGCGGACCGCTACTGGCTCATAGTCGTCGATGTTCATGTTGGAACCTCCTGAGGTGTCGCTGCCCTAGGGCACGGGTGTAGTTGTTGAGGATGTAGCAGCAGTGCTCGGCTTGGCACTGGCCGGCCATTAGGTATCCCTCGCGGGCGTTGTAATAGCCGATCACTTCGACTTCGCCTGGCTGATATCCGCTCCATCTGTGATCGAAGACGTAACACAGCACGTTCCAGAAATCGCTGTCGCAGTCTTTGCGTTTGATGACGAGACCGTAGTGTCGCTCTTTGGCGTGGCGGACCTCGATGTTGGGGCCAACGTCAGCCATGCCGGCCTCGAGGCCTCCACCGTTCCATGGCTTGTCGAGCATGCGTGCAACTGCCATCTCGGCGACTGCTGCCATGTAGTTGTTGTACACGGGGTCGTCTTCCCACGATATGCGGTCGTAGCCGGTCGCGTATGTCGGGTGGTCTGGCCGATGCTTGGTGATCTTCTTGGCGTAGTTCCAGCAGATGTCGTCATCTGCTTCTGAGAGTCTTATGAGCATCCGTAGCCTCCGCTCATGTGCCACGGCTGGAACGTGCACCAGCCGAGCTTCTCGGCCTCGAGGGCGATGAGCCGGCCGACGAGCAGGTTGACCGCTGGGTTCAGCAGCTGATCGCGTGTGTAGCCGAGCTCGGTGACGAACGTGCTCCAGGTGGCCCAGTTGATCTGCAGCAGGCCGTAGTCCTTCGTGGGGCTGATCGCGTCTGGCTGGCAGCGGGACTCGTTCCACATCACGCGGTCCAGCATGGCTAGTTGATCGTCGGGCCACCATGTGGCGGCGAACACCCACCACTCCGAGCACCTGGCATCGGGAGGTAGGGCGATGCTGGTGGTCGGCACTGTCGACGGCAGCCGTGTCGTCGCGGTGACAGTGATGGAAGTGGTGGGTGTCGCCTGCGGCGCCGTGGAGGTTCCCACAACGACGGCGCCGGTCGTGGTTGGTGCGGCCGTGGTCGTGGGTAGCAGGGCGTCGTGTTCGTAGTTCTCTGGACTATCGAGGTAGGCCGGCACAAGTAGGCCGGCGGTGGCTGTTGCTAGCAGGGCTAGACGGATCATGGGGAACCTCCGTATGTGTTGTGGGAGGTTCATTATGCACTCGGGGTGTTACGTCATGCAAGCATCATCCGAAGAGTGCCGCCCAGGTCTTCGGTCCGACGATGCCGTCGACGTACTCGCCGGCGTCCTTCTGGAAGTCGCGCACAGCTGCGTCGGTCATCGGTCCGAACATCCCGTCGACGGGTCCGACGTTGTAGCCCTTGTCGGAGAGCGCCTGCTGGATCTGCTTGACGCGGGCCTTCGCCTTGGAGCCTCGGCGGGTGCTTGAGCCAGGGTACGGCGGCACCTGAGCTGCAGTGAAGGTCGGACTCGCGGCTGCAGCTGCAGGTGGGCCGCTGGTCAGGCGGTCTTCGATCGAGGTGTCCCAGTGCCAGGTCTCGGTGTTGACCTCGAGGTGGATGTGGTCGTTCTTTCCTCCTGGCGGGCGGTTGATCCAGCCCTTGCCGACCTGCCAGTAACGACGAGACCAGTAGTCGTGGATGCGTTGGATGCCGAGCAGTTCGGCGTTCTCTTCGAGCCACGGGATAATCACAGTCTCAACAGTTTCTCGCGTTGGTGTATCTGTGTGGTCCTCTGTGGCGCGGTAGGAGAGGTCGAGGCCGGCGCCGAAGGCGTGCGAGCTCCAGCGGGTGCCTCCGCGGATTGGGCGTTTGACGTAGCAGCCTAGATACCAGAAGCCCCAGGTTTTCTCGGCGAACTTGCGGATCTGCTGCAAGTTAGGGGAGCAGGTAGTGAACGGTGCCGCCGGTGTATCGCGGTGCCAGTTGTGATACTTCATCCGTCGGCCTTCTTGCCGATGATCGGCTGGACATCTTTGCCACCTTTGGCGGCGATGCCGTTGCCGACCGCGTAACCGACGATCGTGCCGAGCATGCCGGTGCCGGCCTCGTTAGCGATCGAGTCGGCGACCATCAACACGGCGATGACGATCATGGCGACCATTGCGATCAAGGCCTTCGGTGGGTTGGTGAGGTTCATGAGTTCTCCACTATTGAGATGATGGCCCCCACCGCGATCGCGGCGAGGATGATGACCATGACGATCATGCCGGCGGGTCGGGTGCGTCCCATGTCGGTGCTGGCGTCCAGCTGGCGGGTGCGTCGCGGAGCTGTTGCCGGTAGGTCGCCCATGCTGCGGCGTTGCCTGTTGGGTCGTCGGCGGCTTGTGTCCAGTCGGACGCGGCTAGTAGTCGGTTGCGCCATGTGCGTAGTGCTTCCCACCAGTAGGCGTCATCGGCGTCGGCTGGTGCTTCGGTGTCAAGTTCGATCAGCATGTCATGCCTTCTTGTAGGTGGCATTCAGCCAAATGAAGTCGCTACCGCTCAGACTAAACGAGGTGTGAGTGATGTTGGCGTTGTTGTATGTAAGCGTCATAAACAAACGGCGTGCACCGCTTCCCGATTTTCCGGCGACAATCGGATAGGTGAGGGTGCCGTCACGAACGGAGCCATACGCGACCGTCAATAAGTCGCCGTCAATATCTGTCGGCGTAGTTAGGTAATAGGTTCCTGAGCCAGCGGCGGTGAACGAAAACGCACGAATGCGAGCAAACACGATTTCATTCAGTTCGTAATACAAACCCGAAGTGGTCGCTGTCGGGTCGGTCGTCGATCCTTCGATGGATGGCGTGTAACTCTGCCAGTCACCAATCGCATTTAAGTCGGCTGCCGTCAGTACGTCGCCGCTAGAAAAGTCGCCTAATGCGGTCATGGTGTCAGCCTAGCCGAGCCGGTTCTCGTCAAGTATTCCCAACACCGCCGAGTCCAGCTCAAGGTATTGGTAGTTCGCGGCCGGCACCAGGTCGAGGGTGATGATGGTGTCTGATGGTGTGACACGGATCGTGCGCCCGAAGATGACGGTGTTGTCTGTGACTGCTGTGCTGGCGCCTGTTGGCGTGTAGGTGACGCTCGCGGTGTTCCAGATACCGCTGCGAACGTCGAGGAGGTCCGCGTAGGACTCATATGCAGCGTCTGCGCATTTTTCGACAAGGGTGGACTGTCGAATGATGACTTGTTGAGCTGCGTATTTTGGCTGGTCGTATTGTTTCGCCCAGCGGTTCGCTGTCCGTGTCATCTCACCGGCCGAGTCTGTCTGGATCGCTGACTGGAGAACGCTGACATCTGAGACGCCGTACTTGTCGCTCGAAGTCGAGTTATCGGCGGTGACGACCAATGGATCATTCCAATATTTGATCTCCGCTGAGTTTCGTACATCGTCGACGTTCCAGCCGGCCTGGACTGTGTTGCGTGTGAGCTGGGTGCCGGTCGGGTTGTCGACGAGCGTGTAGTGGATAGCGCCTGTTTTGTTCGCGTCTGGTGGTGCGACATTGTTGCGCCTGTTGAGTTTGGATGTTGCTAAACCGAAGAAGAATGTCAGGTCGAATGCGCCGGTTGTGAACTTGAAGAACGTCGGCCAGCCGTAGTGTGGTCCTGACGGCATGATCTGCGTGTTGATGATCTCGCCTGCTGTTATCCCCGAAAACGTGATTGCGTAGTCGGGCCCTGTGTTCGTTCCTTGTGTTGTTGCACGGCCACAAGCCTCTGGTGCTGACAAGAACCTGGTCGCTGTGGCGCCATATTTCGGTGTTTCTAGTGCTGGGATAAATGGAGTCGTTTGACCGTTCCCAACTCGCAGCACTGCGCCGATTGGTCCGTCGAGGAAACTGTCGGAACCTGCGTAGCTAGTGGGAGTTCGGCCGATGATTGTCATAATGTCGCTGACAGTGATGTCAACCGTCGAGTTGGTGCCGTTGTCGTTCACTGTGAATGTTTCAACGCCACCATGAAACACTGGAACCGTTTCGCTGTTCGTGCCGTCCGTCACGGTGCATTCAATAAACACCGCCTGGCTAAACCAGTCGACGCTGCTGTAGGTACCGCCGGCGTTCGGTGTCAGAGCGCCGTCGTTGTTGTCCAGGGTGATGACTGCGTTGCCGGTGCCCATCTGGCCTCGGTTGAGGCTCGTGCGCGTGCTGAAGCCCAGGGTGCGCGACACGAACTCTGTCAGCGACCCTTTCGTGCCGATCTCAATGCTCCAGCTCGTGCTAATCGTCATATGCGCGTGTTGTTGCCTGTAGTCGTCGCGAGCACTGCGCCCTTGTCGCGAGTTGCTTTCTGGATCGCTTTGCTGACCTCTTCGCTATCGGTGCCGGCCGGCATGTAGATATTTACGGTGCTCCCACCTGTAAATCCTGCGAAGTTGGCGAACTCGCTGCTTGATGTCGCGGGGAGCGCGCCGGCGGGTGCGATCTCTGTTGGGTTCATGAAGAATGGGCTGGCAGCCTCGAGGACGGTCATGTCGAGGTCAGCGAGGAGCTGCAAGTATTTCAGCTGGGCGACCACTTCGTCGTACATGCCCTGGTCGAGTTCGGCGAGAAGTTTCAGCTGTTTCGTCGCGGGAATGTTGTCGAGCTCGTTGATGACTTGGCCGAGCGCTATGTACATCTCCTCGGATGCTTCGATGGCTTCGCGTGATCCTTCGCCGAACTCGTCGATGGCGGTGCGGGCTTCGTCGATCGCGTCGGAGAAGTCCTGCACGGCTCGCCGGTTGTCGAACCTGTCGAACAGCTTGTCAAACGTGTCGATCAGGTCGGTGTTCAGGTTGTTGATGCGTTCCTGGTTGTCGATGTGCCGTTCCATCTGCCGGTTCATGCGTTCGATCGCGTCGCGCACCTCATCCTGCGTCGGGTGCAGCTCCGACATAAGTTTCTCGGCTTCGCTGTAGTCAATGTTTGCGAGTTGCTGCTGGTAGGCAGCCTCGGCGATCATCTCGGCTAGCTCGAGCTCTGCTTCGCCGTATCCTCCGATCGCTGGCACGAGCTCGTCTTCGATGATGACGGCCTGCTCCTCGAACACGTTGTTCAGCTTCTCGATATTGACGAACGGGATCTTGTTCGCTACGTCGATGAGCGTGTTGATGAAATCGACGAGTTTGCCGGCGACCCACTTGGCAGCGTCGCCGAGCGCGTCCATGACGATCTTGAGCGCCTCGATCACTTTGGTGACGACGCCGAACTTCTTTTCGAGAGCGAACAGAACGCCGACGAGCGTGAGGATTATCATCGCGATCCGCACGGCTGGGTTCGCTTCCATCGTTTTGTTGAATAGGAACTGTGCGGCTGTGGCGATGCCGGTGGCGGCCGCTTTGAGTTTGATCGCGGTGTTGTATGCCACGATGATCGCCGAGGCGGTGCCGACAGCTACGCCGAGCCCGATGATGAGCTCTGTGTTCTCACCAATGAAAGTGGCAACGTCCTCGAGGACTGGCACAAGTTTCTCGAGAATGGGCAGCAGCGCCATACCGATCGCTTCCTGTGCCTGGTCCATAGTGACCTGCATGCGTGCGAAACGGCCGGCCACTGTGTCGGCGTTCGTCGCGACAGCTCCCTCAAACGTGTCGGCAAGGCTGGCAGCTACTTCGTCAAACGTGGCGCCGCTTTCGATTGCAGCGACTAGGCCATAGTCAAGCTCTTCGAGTGGCGTGAGCACGCCTGTGTAGCCTTCGGCGAGCCGTTCGGCGACGTCGAACACATCGCGGCCGGTGCCGGCGCTGACGTCAAGCGCGAGTGACAGCAAGTCTTGCGCTTCTGTGAGGTCGCCTGTGTGGCGTGCCAGGATTGCGAGAGCGGGCCTGAGTTCGCTGTCTGATACAGCGCTTGCGAGTTCTTGGGCGTTGATGAAGTCGTGCAGCGCGTCGACTTGTGCGTTGGTCGCGTCGGTTGACACGATTATCTGCCGTTCAAGTTCGGCCTGTTGAGCTGCGTCTTCTGCAGCTGCTTTGACGGATGCGCCTGCAGCTGCGGTGAGTGCACCTAGCGCGATCGTGGCAGGCACGAACGCCTTTTCGAGAGCGAAGCCAACCTTCTGGCTGGTTTTCTCTAGCTTCTGAAAGTCTGCTTTCGCTTTGTCGATCCCTTTCGGGTTCCATTCGGAAAGGATCGGAACCTTGATAGCCATCAGCCGGTCCCCTTATCTATGCGGGCCTGAATGGCCTCTTCCATGTCTTTGATCGCGTCAGCGACGCCACGCTGCACCGTGGGAAGATGCCGTTCAGCTGCACGCCACACCACGCGGGAGGCGTGACCGTTCTCAGCTCTGAGCTTGGCGATCATTGCTCGACCGCGACGCCTGTTCTCTGATCCTTTGCCGGCGCCGTTCGCCTTGCCGGCGATGTCGAAGATGGCGCCACCGGCGTCGGTGTTCTGCAACGTGAGCAGCGGGAAAATTTCCTTGCCGCGATCTCGTTTGCTCGGGCCTTTGTAAGTGACTTTGATCCCGCGTCGGATCTTTTTGGCGTCATAGGTGCCGATCACTCGGCCGGTGCCGGCCTTGCCGAGCTCGGGCGCGTCTGTGGTCCAGTTGCCCCAGTTCAGGCCAGAGTCCTCGGGTACCAGGCTCTTAGCTTCGGCGACCATCGGCTTGGCTGCGAGCTTCATCTTGGCTTGTGTTGCTCGCCGAAGAGCGGGGTCGATCTTGCCGAGCGCGGACATAAGGCGAGTGACGTCGTACTGGACGGCATCGTTCAGCATCTCAAGTGTGAGTGCATCACCTCGTCCTGCCACGTTGTTTCGCCTTCCTGTTCTGCTCCTCGAGTACCGCGAGGACCGTCTGGAGATCCTTGCTATCGAACTCTATGTCAGGGGGCCACCAGTGGAGGTGTACCAGTAGCTCGGCTAGCTGGCGTCGTCTGGTGCCCCGTGGGTAGGGTCCGCGTCCTCCGACACGACCTCGAGGCTGATGATCTTCTTGAGGTAATCATCGAACACGGCCGGCATGACCTTCTTCGCTGCCTTGCTGGCCTCGAACGCCAGATATGCCAGGTCCTCCATTCCGAGGCCCTTCGCCATGTCCGATGCTTTGGTCTTGTATTTTCGCTCCCATGCGACGATGGACCAGAGGGTCGTCGTAACGTCCTCTGGGCCATCGCCGATGTCAACGCGGAGTGTGAGCTGCATGTTGTGCGCCTTTCTTTGCTAGCTCAGGCGACGGCTCGGGTGAGCGCACCGCCTTGGATGGTGATGTCAACGGTGGACAGTGTGCCGAAGTCGCCGTTGATCGGGGTAAACGACGCCAGGTATCCGCCGGTGAGCGTGTAGACAGGATTGTCGGCAGCTGCGACGGAGCCGGTGGCGCCGACCACAGTGTCGAACGTGGTGCCGATCAGGCCCTGAAGGATGCCCTCGACCTCGGTCGCGCCGTAGCTGATGAACAGCGTGGCGGTGATCTCGTTGTTCTGGAGACCGGCGACGTAGTTGCGCGCCGAGTCGTCGACGGTCGTAGCTTCGAGCGCCTCGACCTCGTAGGCGATCGAGCACGAGGTGCACTGGTCGCTGAAGTCGTTGCTGTCGATCTCGAAGTACGGCTGGGTGAGGTTGGTTACTGTTGCCATGTTCAGGCTCTCC